ATCTGAATTCTTGTCGCATATCAATCTCCTCAGTTCCCAGGAACTAATCCAACCAGTCCTGGGGAATCTTGTCAGTTGGCCACAGCGACCACTTGATACCACGCTGATCGCACCAGTCCGAGTACCGTGTGGACGTGTGCTGCTTACGACCGATCAGGTTGTTGCGCAGAAACAACATGCGTATATCCACGCCATGCTCTTTGATCGTGCGCTCCACCTTGCGTCGGTCTGTCTGTGCGAACTTGCCCTTGGCCTCGATGATCACACCGTTGGGCAAGAAGAAGTCCGGGGTATACCAGTGGGATTTCTCTGTCTTGGTGCGGTTGCACGAGATGCACCGCCCGCCCCGCACTGGTACGAAATACTGAAACGTCTCGTCCTCGTACTTGTACTTGACTTTCTTCCTTGTCAACCACTCGGCCACGTCCTTCTCGAACTTGGACCTCATCAATTTTTTCTTAGTCATCATACTCTCCCAATAATATCAGGATGAGGGCAACCACCACCATCAGGTGAAACAGTTCACTCTCCATCAGGCTTCCTCTAGTGCGTCATTCACGTGTATCTCAGGCACCTTCGGCGTGTGCACCACCTGCGTGAGGTACTCAGGCCCCGAGCTATACACAAACATGCGCAGCCCTGGGTGACACTCCCACTTGTGTGGGCAATACTTGCACTTCGTTGGCAGGGCCATGTTACCGCTTGACCCGTGAGCCTTCGGCTCGTATGCCCGCACTGGCGGGTCATCATTCATGATGCCCTCGGCGTGCTTGCTAGCCATGCCGTCCAATGCCGTTTTGGTGAGCGGGGCTATCTGGTGAGCGTGTTGCTTACCGGTTACCTTGTTGACTCCCCATATCCCAGCCCCCGTCAAGTTGTACTTGCTCGCCAGCTCGTGGTAGTAGACGGACACTTGCGCTTGGTACCCCCAAGTGCCTACGTCCCCCTTCTTCACCATGCGGTCAAACGAGAACGGTGCCATGCTCTTGACATCGTACACCACGTTGTTCACCACCACATCAGACTTGCCGGACACAATGAACGTCGCCCCCTCCATCTCAACGCGCTCTTGTAGGCCCCGCACTTCGAGGCCCGGCGTGTGTTCGAGCAAGGCAATGGTCATCGACTCGATGATGTCACCGAACGCAAACTTGTAGAGTACGTTCCCCAGCATCTTCTCAACGGGCATTACGCCCTTGAATTTGTAATGCAATTTTCTGGAACACCCATCACCAACCTCGCTTGCCCACAGCCTGGGCCTGCCATCCGGTGCACGTACTCGTGCCCGTGGCTCACGCTTGCCCAGCTTGCCATGGAGGGTGGACACGCAGTCCACCCCCATCCGCTTTAGGGCCTCCACATTGATGTTCGGAGTGTGGTATCCGGGCAGCAGTAGCTGCTCCACCGTGTCAGCAATGTTACTCACCAGTTTCTGCCGCAATGTTCTCAAGAACTCTTGCATCAGCCCGACCTGAGCTGAACTCCGTGATCTTGTACGCAGTGCGCAGCGTTTCGCTCAACGATTCCTCAAGCGTCAGCCCCGAGTACCCATTGCACCCCTTTATGATGTTGACTGCATGGGTCATAGAATTTTGGCGAATAATTGAGTTGTCACCATGTTCCATCGGCAGCGGGAACGGCTTGGGTGTGTAGTTACCCTTGGGTGTGTACGGCGCTTTAGGCTTAAAGCCTCCTGTTGGTGCTTGTGTCCCTGCCGTGGCTTGCCCCGGCTGTCCGGGGGCTGAGACAACCAGCTGCTCTTTCCCGTACTTGGTTTCCGTCACGACGCTGATCGTGTCGCCCGCCTTGAAGCCGGGGTCTTTGATCCCAGCCGAAAATACTGTGCCATCCTGCATGTGCACCCAAAAGATTTTGTATGGGTTCGATGCCGCGGACACCTTGTCCTCGATGTTAATGTTCGTTACTATCCCGTTGATATTCATTGTGAATCTCCGTTATATAAGGCCCTTACACTCATTTAGACAAGGAACTGGTGACTTAGTTCCCGAGAACTTTCGTATTGTTTGGTGAATACCAGGTGGGTTTCACCTCCCCGTCCAGCCTCAGCGGTACGTTGATCGGTGTCCGCAGATACTCGCTGAATACTTTTGGTATTATCCTGCCTGCCAGCCCTTGTAGGGCCTTGAACGTGCGCTCGGCTAAGCCGTCGCTTTTCTGGCACGACAGCAAGATGCTGTCATGTACTGCCATGTTCATCATGATCGACGGTGCCGTTGCATTAAAGGTTACGCCCTCGGCTTTGCGCATATCCATAAGCATGAGCATGGTCAAGGCCACCAACATGGGGGCAATGTCCCCGGTGGCTATGCTCTGCACTCGATAATTCTTCAGCTCGGTTGGCGAGAAGGTCAGGCCAACTCCACCTTTCCTTGAGCGCATCCACTTGGGCGCCTGTTGCTCGTGCCATGTGATGGTACGTCCGTGGTTTTCCACGTACTTGAACACGCGGGCTTGCGCACCGTCGATGATGCGTGGCACGGGTGGTAGGAAGGCCCCTTGCTTGGCCTGCTTGATCATATCGTCCTGCCACACTTTCACCGCCCTGTACCGGTCATAGAACGCCCTCTGTATTCGGCTAGCAAGGTCCAAGCTAAGCCCCAGCGCCCCGGCCATGGTCTTTGCGGTGCCACCGTAGATGGTGAGGAAGTTGCACAGCTTCACGTCACGTCGCTCATCCTTGGACATCGCCTTGTTCGGGTACACCACCTTGCCCGTCTCATTGTGCACATCACGCCCATTGTTGAGGTCATCCAACAGGACAGGGTCCTGTGTTAGCAGGCCCAGCCCGCACACCTCCAGTTGCTTGAAGTCCACGTCAAGGAATTCGTACCCAGTCGCAGGCTTGATCGCTTCGCGCACTAAATCCGGTATGTTCTGCCCGTTTGGGTTGGACGAGGACGAGCGGGCCGTGTTCGTGGCCACCTGGTGTATGGAGGGGTGCAGTACCGCATGACGTGGGTCCGGACACTTCTGTGGCAGCCCATCCCAATAGGTGCCGTATAATTTGGAGTGTTTGCGGAATTCCATCAGGTGATTGAGGTAATCAGCACAATTACCTTGTAACTTCCCACCCTTACGTAGTAAGGTCTTGATTGCCTTCTCATTGACTGGGTAGCCCAGTGTTTCATTAGGCACCTTCCCAGACTCACGGTACATACCAGCCAGCGGGCTGGTGGGCATCAACAGAATTTCCTCGGTCTTGTACTTAGGATTGCCGTTCATGTACTTCCCTACCTCACGCCGCGTTTTTACCTTGATGCCCGGCACACCATGGAGCACTGTGCTCAGTGTCTTGCTGGAGGTCCAGTTGATTTTGTCCGCTTCATCGTTTGTCATCGGGGGAAACGAATCGCGCCCAATCGCCCTGATGTGGTCCTCTGCCAGCGTCATTATGCCCCTACTCGTGGCCTGCTGGTCACGTATGAATGGCATGTCCAATCGTAGGCCGCGGCGCTCCATTTCCGTGTATCCTACGAGAGCCATGCCGTGTACTGAAATCAGCACCCGTTGCTCCGCACTACACCGCTTCAATTGCGCCAACTGGACCGCCTGTGTCAGGGTAACGTCGTGCTTGGCATACCTGAGCAGTTTGCCCTTCTCAATTGAGGCCGCACCATCCGGTGGGAATTCCATGTCCATCTTTTTCTCGGTTGTGTTGAGATACTCAGCCGCCACGCTATTCAGGCTGGAGAATTTGTTCTCCTGCCCGGATAAGATGTAGTCAGCCACCATCGTGTCCCACACGCCCGCCACGGCCAGGTTAAACGCATACTCAAACGAAGGGCTGCGTAGCAGGTAGCCAAGATCGAACTTGGCATTGTGGGCCACTAATTGTATGGGACCGTAGGCTACGTGCTGATTTTGTAGCCACTCCTTAAACTCCAACACCGGGTGACCATCATCACGGTGGCACGCCCACGACTTGCCGGCCATTGCTGAGTACGCCGCAATACACACTACCTGATTGTCAGGTAGGTGCGGGCTGGGGTCGCCGTCTATGGCCGTCGTCTCGATGTCGAACACTATGGTGTGCGTGTCCCACCTGCCCACCAGGCGCTCGATGAGCGTGTCTGTGTACTCTTTCATGGTTTGCCTCCCGAATACCTACCGGTACCATAATTGATGGTCACCGTAAACCTGCCGTGTTTCAATCGCTGATCCGTCATCGGACCACCCGGCAATTTGTTCTTCACCACGCCTATGTAGCGTGTATACTCTTGCGATGGGTCGTGTGTCTTGCCTATGAATATCAGCACATCAGCCTCGCCCTGTACTGCCGTCTTGCTCTTGTACAGGCGGTTCTGGGACGGGTAGGCCATTCCCTCGGCCTCCCCGTCCGCCTGCCATATCCCGATCACGGGTGCGTGCACGTCGGCAATCGTGCGTGCCCAGAGGGTCATGTCCTCCAGTCTCCCGATCTCAGAATCGCGCTTACTTCCTTGTATCTTCCATAGCACGTTGAACACCACCAAATCGTACTTCTTGCGTCGTAGAACCCGCTCGATCTGCCGTATACTCAGGCGAGTGTCATGAATGACATCAATCTCACGAGTTCCTAAGAACTTTTTCCACTCTTCTTTCGTTTTTGCTGGGCTCACCGATAGCTCGGCCGCCGTCTTGTTCAGGCCCGCCATCATCAGGCGACCGTACACCTTCTTGCGGGCTTCCTCGTTGTTGAAGAACGCCACCTTACCGTGGTTCGGTAAGTATTTCAGCATGTGCGTCACCTCTGAGCATAGGAAGGACGTGCCTCCTACCTCCGGCCGCTTCGCCACGATCACCAAATCACCCTTGGCCAGCGGGCCAATTGATTTATTCAATTCTTGCAGGCGCCAGGGGATACCATCTGTGCGCTTGAGGTCCCTGAACACGTCGTCGAGGTCGAATGGTGCCAGAAGATCTGCCGCCATCGCCGGACCCTTCTTCTCGCGCCATTTTTCCAGCAGTGTGGACATGTCCTCGAAAAGACCCGTAGAGGCAGCTGCTTTGCCATTTCCCAGTACCTTCTCGGCATGGACTATGAGTTGTTGGGCCGTATCCAAGTCAACGAACCTATCCACCACCCCTCGCGCGTCAGTCACCGTGATCTGTGCCAAGTTGGCGCACATCAGGTCATACGTGGCCAGTTGCCCATGGTCCCACGTCGGGTGGTGCTTGATGCGTATCCATAGGGCAAAGGCGTCCCAATCCACCATGTTCTCCTTGGGATGTTCATCGTAGTACACCCCGACATCCTCAAGGAATTGCTCGGCCTCCCTGATAAGGGAGTACCCCTTCACATGGGGGCGGTACTTCAGATAGTTCTCTCGCGTCTCAAGTACCTTGATCAGTTGGATATCTGCGCTGCTCATGTGACCACTCCCGTGTTGGTTGCTTGCCCGGTCAAGGTGTCACACACCTCAGGCACATTGAATAGTTTGGGGTCGGACAATATCATCACCCTTGTAGCACTCACCCCAAGCAGCTCACAGAAGTCACGGATACTGTCCGCTTTCTTGCTTATCTGCTCGCCATCGTTGTCCAACCACACACATACGTGCTTGATGCCTGCATGTGCAAGGTATGCGGCGACGGCCTGCAAGTCCGGGTGTGTCCCGGCCATTACGTAGGCATCACGCCCTGCTTGGGCGATGCGTATCCCTGACAGTAAATCCTCGACGATAACCAGCATCGGGTCATGTGCTTGCCCTGTCCAGATAGCGGGTATGAACGTGTCCAGTGCACACTTACTCTTGTAAGTGAGGTACTTGGGCATCGGGCACTCTTTCTCCAGTCGTCTGATCTGGTACCCCGCACTCCCATCCGTCAGCCCGTAGGGTATGAAGGCCACGGAATAGTAGTCGCCGTGCCGCTCAATCATTGTCTCGACTATCCCCCATTCTTCTGCTTGCTCAGGCGTGAGATGGGCCCGCTCCAACCATCGCACATAGTGCGCGCCGGGTGTGTGGGTTAACATGATGTGGTAGCCTGCCAGTTGTGTGAAGAACCCGTCATCAGAACCCCCATCACTGGCCTGCGCCACTCGCTGCATGGTGGCTCGAAGGGTGTCGTTGTGTTGCTTCTTGTATGTGCCGGTGGAGTGTAGCGTCCCCCACCCACCGCAATTGTGGCAGTATGCCACCCAGCCCTGCTGTTTGGTGGAACTTGACACGTATAGCCTTTGTCGTGTGTCCGCACCTGCCGGGCACCCCTTGTGATTCACGTGTATCTGGGTAGACTTATCAGTGCGCCCTTGGATAGCCTCCCTGATTTCATCAGCGTGGATAGTGGGCCGCTCAGTCATGATACACCTCTGGCTCGTCGCTATCAGGCATCACGCGCCTGACTCCGGGCCACCTGGTTCCTGGCCGATACTCCTCGTTAGGATGGTACGCAGCTTCCATTGCCGCACGTAGACACGTGCCACACAGCGGGTCCACCTCCTCAGTGGCCTTCGCTGATACCATGGCGTTACACGCCTTGCACCTCATGACACCACCCCCCACATCGCCAGCGCAGAGTGCACAATCATAGCTGTTACTGCCAGACCTACAATCGTTAGTAGTGTTGGGAATACGATGTCAAGGAAGAAGTCGGTTACGGGCCTCATGACTCCACCTTCAGCGCCGTTACATGCGTGGATAACAGCACAAGGTGATCGACACACGCATGATTAGACTCACAGTTGGCACGTCGCTGTGCTTCCCGTGCGGCCTCGACCATGCCGGCTGCGACCACATAGTAGGTGACCGGCGACGCCTGCGGCGTAATGCTGAATTTGTACAGTTGTTGCGTATTCATGATTGCTCCCCAGTTCCCGAGAACTTTTGCCGCATCTGTTCAGCGACTACATCGTACTCGTGCTGTGATGCAGCCACGTTGCGTACTACCACAAGCGGCTGCCTCATGTTGTCGATACCCATCAGCACACTCACCACCATGCACAGTAGCGCGTTGGTGATGCTGCCGCCTGTTGCCACCAGTACCAAGGCAGCCACCGCAAATGCAGTTGACTGCCACTTCATGACCCACAGGCTCATGTATGCAATTAAAGATGTTTTGTTTGTTTGTTTAGTGTTCATAATATATAACTCCTTCATTCACTTAGACAATAGGTAATTCATTTGGTTCAATCAACCTTCATGGCCGTGAGCATACAGTCCCGCATGGTCTTGAGCAACACGTCATTCAGGCAGTCCAGATCTGCGATGGATTGCGTATTTTCCTTGCCGTAGAAGCCTCCGAGTTTCACTGTCCTGCCTATGCCTATCGCATAGAAGTCCACGTCCGTATCCGCGGCCAGTTCCTTGACGACCTGTTTAAGCAGGGCGGCTGACCGGTATCTTTTCAGGCTCAGATTGTCCAGCGTGAAACCACTAGCCGTGCGCCCCCCCGGCGCCGAGGCTGTGCCCTTGCTGCGGTGTAGGTAGTGAGCCGAAGGCTGCCCGTCACTCAGTATGATCAGTATCTTGCGACGTTCGGGCCGCTTCATCAATTCCGCTCTGGCATACATGAGTGCATCGCCATCCGCGTTGGTGTTCATCCCCTCTTGTGCTGCTCGGATGAACCGGTCCGCTATCTCTCGGGATGACGGGCGAGGGTCTTTCCAATCCTTGATGGTGCCTAGCTCCATGTTCAGCATGGAGTCACTGCCCGACACAGCACGGGTGGTGTGTGTCATGATTTTCAGAGGCAGGTTAAGCGCGTCACCAAACACGGCGTTCACCCGTTGCGCTGCCAGGTTGGCCAGCATTGAGCGTAGCCCGTGCATCGAACCAGACCAGTCAACTAGCAGCATGATCGCCGTATCCATATCATCGTGGTCGATGCGGCGCTGAAAGATGCGCTTGTTGTAGTCGCTTGAACCAGTGGCAAGCCTTGACAGGCCACGCTTGTTGATCTTGCGGCCAGTGGTTCGCTCTTTCTGCCACTTGCTACGCTTGAGGGTCATTAAATATCTGCGGATATTATTGGCCAATGCCCGATGCCCTCTGGTATCGTCATGCCATAGCTGGAAGCCTGATTCTGGGTCCTTGGCCCGGCGTGCAGCATAGCCGTCAACGTGATGAGGTGAGCCCTCTTTTGCCAGCACCTTCCAATCCTTCATGGTGATGCACTCCCTTGGGTATGGCGCCACCGCCTCATTGGTCAGCTTGTCTGCATCAAAGCCTGTCCAGTCAACGGTCACCTCATGTCCGGCCATAGGCCGGCCACCCTCGTCTGTAGCTGTACTGGTGATGAATACCTGCCATGGTACGGTGTCCGGGGCACCTTCCCCCTTTTCTTTGCCGTCGTCGCCTCCCTTCCCCTTG